TGTCGGCTCTCGGCTTTGGCAAGAATCAAGAGAGAAAGCAAAGTATTTCGGGCAGCAATTCATTGAATTGTGGTTTGATTATTTGATGTTTAATGTAAAGAAGGTGCAAGAATGACAACAATATTTTATATACTGATAGCCTTCTGCCTTTTCTTTGAAGTGCTGAATTTGGCAGCTTGCAAAAAAGTTTTCGCTGCTGTGGAAAAGTATAAGGACAAAAACGATCTCACTGAGATAAGCCCGGTTTTCGCTGTTTGGAGAATGTGCAACTGGATCTACCTTATATTGTGCTTCATAGGTTTAATAAGCTCTCAATGGATAGGTTTTCTTGCATTGATTGTTTTAAGCCTTATCCCTAAGAAGTGGTTTACATGGAGAATTATAGATAACATATTAGGAATCGCAATCTTACTGTTTGTTCTCTTGAATAAGTACCACTTTCAAATAGACTTCAATTCATTAATAATCAAACTTATTTTGCAATGAAAGATATAATGTTGGCTGATACTCCAGTGGAGCAAAGAGCGCAAATTTTACGTGATAGCTGCGATGAGGTCGTAGAGAAAAGTTATCTCTCAAAGTTCTCTCAGGAAGAAACTAATGAGCTTCGGGCTAACCTTGTAGAAGTTCAGATACAGATGCAAGAACTGACAGAAAATTTTGATGTAGTTAAAGCTGACTTCAAAGGGAAAATGAAGCCACTGCAAGAACGGATCGGAAAAATGCTTGATGATTTGAGAAAAGGCGGTGAGTACATTAAAGGTGAGTGCTACAAGTTCATAGATCAAGACGAAGGAAGAGTAGGTTACTATACGCCAGACGGTTATTTGCTGGAGGAAAGACCTATGAAGCCGGAAGAAAGGCAGAAAACAATTCAAATGGCAGTGCGCTTGACTGGCACAGATAATTAATTTATTAACATCTTAATTTTTAAAACATTATGGAAGAAAAAAACAAAGGTTTGAACATTAACATCGAACATTACACTGGAGAGAAACCTATTGAAGTAGTTTATAGACTTGGTGACGCAGCACAAGCACAACAACCGCTTGCAACCAAAGCCCCGGAAAAGATCAGTGTTTCCGGCACTATCTCCACTCCGTATGAATGGCTTTCCAAGCGAATAGACACTGTAGATCAGAAACGTGCAAATGTCGTTGTGGATCGTGAGAAAATGACAATTCAGCTCACTGTAAACGAAGATGATTATTACAATAAAAACACGTTCACTGGTACGGTTGAAGTATCTGAAACATTTGAGAAGTTCGGCATTAATGATGGTGAAAAGGGGTGGATCCCTGCCAAATTAGGACAATTTTTGCGTCTGAATCGTGGTTTGTTTGAAGATAAAGAAAAGTGCATGGTGCTTGTTTCCAATCTCAAAAACTTCAATGCAAAAGCAAAGGCAGAGATTGAGAAACAAAGAGATCCTTCTGGCTCCGTTGCTGATGTTTACCGTTGCCAGGTAGAAAGTAATTTACCGAAGAGTTTTACCGTAAACATGGCTATCTTCAAGGGAACTGCAAAACAGCCCATCGAAATTGAGTTTGATCATTATCTGACAAATGGAGAAGTGTTTTTGCAACTTGTTTCGCCAGGAGCAAATGAAGTGATGGAAAGTTACAGAGATAAGTGTATTGATGAAGTGTTGGATAAGATCAAGGATATTGCCCCCGATATTGCAATTCTGGAAGTGTAACCGTTCAAACATGATTATAGGAAAGCTGGGAATTATCCCGGCTTCCTTAAAAATTCTCTCTATGGCAAGAAAACAAGAAACTCCTATGCCTTTCTATGTTGGCGATTGGTTGAGGTGTCCTGAATTAAGGGTACTTCCACCAGACGTTAGGGGCTTGTGGATGGATATGTTATGCTATATGTGGGAAAGTGTAGAACGTGGTGTTATGGTTATGCCAAACGGACAGCCTTGTACGAAAGAAGATATAGCCCGTATCATAGGTACGGATTGCTCAGGATCTTCTAAATGGGTAGATTCTTTGATAGAAAACAAGGTGTGTGAAGTTCGGGAAGATGGAGCTATTTATAGTAGGCGTATGGTAAAAGACAACCTGATAAGTGAGAAAAGAAGGCTGGCAGGTAAGAAAGGGGGTGAGATCACTAAGGCAAGGGTTTTCATTCCAAAAGCAGAAGCAGAAACGATCCTACAAGAGCAGCCCCAACAACCGCAACAGGAAGTTTTACTGTTTCCACAAGAAAGCCCACCACCTTTAACGCCAGAGCAGCAAAAAAAGGCTGAGAAGGCAAAAAAATACAAGTATGCTGAGTTCGTAACACTAACAAGGGATGAATACGCTAAGTTATGCGCTGAATATTCTGAGGAAGGAGCCAAACGGATGATTGAAATACTTGATAACTATAAAGGATCAAAAGGGAAAAAGTATAGTTCTGACTATAGAGCCATACTAAACTGGGTAGTAAATAGATATAACGAAGAAATACAAAAGTATGGATATAAACATAAAGAATCAGCTTCAAAAGATCCTGGATCGGCAACTGGAAACGACTACAGAAACACGATTTAGAATAGAAGGATATTCTAAGGAAACAGTTCAGGAAATGCTGCTTATGTGCTATCAGCATGAGGTGCGCAAAAGGCGTATTCCGTTTCAGGAAGATAAGGAAACACTGGAGAAAATAGAAAAGGCTGCAAAATGGCTTACTGGCGATTATAAAGTAGGATTGCTGCTATATGGAATAGTGGGATCCGGCAAATCTACTTTAGGCAAGGCGATTTGTAACCTTATCGGTATTCTACACAATAGCTCCATATCCAGTGAGCGAAAAGGTGTATTCCGGGTTTCAGCTTTGGATTTGGCAAAAAATGTGGCTAATGATCCTATGTACTTCAATAAGCTCAAAAATCAAGAACTGCTTTTTATTGATGATATAGGAACTGAACCAGCAAGTGTAAAAAGTTGGGGTAACGAGTTCTCACCAGTGGTAGAACTGCTTTATGCCAGATATGATAGACAGTTATTCACTATTGCAACTTCCAATCTCAAAGATTCCGATTTTGGGGAACGTTACGGTATAAGAATAGCTGATCGGATGGAAGAAATGTTTGAACGTATTTATTACCAAAACAAGAGTTATAGAAAATGAGTGAGATAAATTGGAACGAGTTAAAAGACAAAGCCCATTCCAACGCAGTAAAACATGGATTTTGGGAAGGCAGACCAAGCGATAAGCACTTTCTTTGCCTGGTTATTTCGGAGCTTATGGAAGCTGTGAACGCCCATAGAAGAAATAAGTTTGCAAGAGTACCAGCCAACAGAAAAGAAACAATATTCGATGATCGTACTTTCCACCATGAAAACAAGTATTTCAGAGAAAACTTTGAAGAGTATGTGAAAGATACAGTAGAAGATGAATTAGCGGATGCTGCTATTCGATTACTGGATCTTGCTGGAGCAAATAATCTGAATTTAAATAGATTCTGTTTGCAACATGTAGTTACTCCTAAGAAAAGTTTTACAGAAAATATATATGCTATCGTAAAAGATTTGGTGAACTACAAATATTCTCAGGAAGAACAGATTAACTATGCTCTTCACCAGATACGAAGATTATCCGAAATTCTCAAAATTAACTTACTGTGGCATATTGAGCAAAAGATGTATTATAACGAAGGTAGGGAAAATAAACACGGAAAGGAATATTAAAATTTACCAAGTAAACATTATGAATACGAGTTTTGAACGAAGTAAGCAGACAACGGATGAGTGGTACACTCCCAAATGGATAGTGGACGCTTTAGGGAGTTTTGATCTTGATCCATGCGCTCCTGAAAACCGTTTGTGGAACACCGCCAAAAGACATATAACGCCTTCTGAGGATGGTTTAAAAACTGAATGGGGGGGGGTAAGAGTATGGTTAAATCCTCCGTATTCACGTCCTCTTATTGAGCGATTTGTGGAAAAGATGGTAAGGAACAACAACGGTATAGCATTGCTTTTTAATCGCTGTGATAGCAAGATGTTTCAAGATCTCATTTTCCCAAATGCAAGCGCAATAATGTTTGTGAAGGGTAGAATAAAATTCTATCGACCAGATGGTACACAAGGAGATAGCCCAGGGTGCGGTAGCGTTCTTATAGCCTTTGGTGAGGAAAACGCAAAAATACTGGAATATTCTAATATACCTGGTAAATATATAAAACTCAACAATTAAGATGGAAAAGAAAAAAGTAATATTGACCTTATGCAAGTCTTTCCCCGTAACTCATAGCAAAGCTGGCGAGGCTACAGACTTTGAAAAGAAGCTGAAAGACAAAAGTAAGATCCATACAATCCGATACAACGCAAAAAATGTATGGAATGGACGGTATAAAGATATTGTTTCTGGTAAAAAATATCTTTCAATACGTGAATGGACTGGCAGACCGTATAATTCGGAGCAAAAGGAAATAGCCCAATTACCCAAAATCGGACTGCAACACGTAACCATGACATATAGCTCTGAGGATGCTTACCCTGAAATATGGATAGACAACAAGAAAGTTTCAATCCATGAAGTAGCGAAAAATGATGGTCTGAGCGTGGAGGACTTTGTAGAATGGTTTTTCGGGAACAACAAAGAGAATGTTTTTGAAGGTGTAGTTATTCATTTTACAGATTTTCGGTACTGATATGAGCGAACAAGAATTAAAAGAGCAACTTGGTGATGAACTTTGCGAGTTTTGCCCCTGGCGAAAAGGTGAAATAGATCATACGTTCGATTCTCTTTGTGAAGGCTCTTATTGCGATGATGCTTTTGATAACTTTTTAGATGAAAACGAAGGTTATTTCGATGATGAAGAATAATCACTGTAGCGAATGTAAATACTATTGGTGTTATCCTCATACAACCCAAATGTATTGCTACAAGTTAGGTAAACGGATAACAGCCAGAAAGAAAAGCTGTAAACATTATCAACCCAATAGTTAATAAAAATGGAAACTAATGCAACAAAAAGAACTGATATTTTCCAGATAGATCCACGTAACATAGTGGTAATGGATGATTTCAATGCTCGTAGAGATTTCGATTTAGAGGAATTAAAGGAGCAAATCAAGGCTAAAGGAGTTCTTAACCCTATTACCGTACTTCCTTTCAAAGATGAGGACGGTATAGAACGGTACAAGCTGGTGGATGGTGAAAGACGCTATCGAGCTACTATGCTTGCGATTGAAGAGGGTATAAACATTCCTTACATTAAGGCTTTGAAGCTGCCTAAAGACACAAGTACGGAAGAGCTTCTAATCGAGCAGATGATGAGAAATGAGGGAAAGCGTTTTTCTGAATATGAGTGCGGTATCATGTTCAAACGCTTTAAAGAAGAGTTCGGATATACCCAAAATGAGATAGCTGAAAAGTTTAAAAAATCTCCAGCTTTTGTGAGTAAATGTTTATCCCTAATGGATCTCCCGATAGAGATTCAGGAACGTATTATAAACAAACAAATATCGGCTTCTGCTGCTAAGGACATTGTAGCCAATTACGATACGGAAGAGGAACAAGTAAACGCCACGAGAAAAGCCGTAGAATTAGCCGAAAAGCAAGGAAAAAGGACTGTTACCAATAAAGAGATTAACGCTGTACAGAAAGAGGCTAAGGAAGCCAAAGAGATAGCTCAGGTACTCCGTAAGGTGTGGGCTTATCTGGATGGCGGTGTTATGGTAGATGTGGATAAGCTGGCTATCCTTCTGGATAAAACAGAGAGTTTGAGTAATGCAATGAAACAATATAAAAAATTGAGTAAATGAAAGTAGTGTTTTTTGACCTGGAAACTACAGGAACGTTAGTAAACAAACATGGGATCCACCAAATTAGCGGTATGATCGTTATAGACGGTGAAGTAAAAGAAACCTTTGATTTCAAGGTACAGCCTAACCCTAAAGCGGAAATAGTGCAAGAGGCTTTAGATGTGGCTGGTGTAACCAAAGAGCAGATTCTATCTTATCCGGCAATGGGGTATGTGTACGGACAATTTACGGCTATTTTGAACAAATACGTGGATAAGTACAATAAGCAGGATAAGTTTTTCCTTGCTGGTTATAATAATGCTTCATTTGATAACCAGTTTCTCCGTGCATGGTTTTTACAGAATGGGGATAAATATTTCGGATCTTACTTCTGGAGTAATTCTATAGATGTAATGGTTTTGGCAACTCCTTATCTGGCTTCTCAACGCTCACAGATGGAAAATTTCAAGCAAGGAACTGTAGCAAAGGCACTCGGTATAGAAATAGACGAAAGTCGGCTACATGATGCCTTGTATGACATTCAAGTATGCAAATCTATTTACGATATTGTTTCACCATATAAAATGTAATGTTATGGAAAAGATTAATATTCAACTTCCTCAGTATTGGAAAAAGAAGAAACTTAACCCGGAGTTTATAAAAGAACTTGAATCAACTGCAAAAAGCGATCCGTTTACAAAAGATGAGTTCGGGGAATATCGGTTTGGTACATTTCTTCATGGTTGCGCTATTGTCAAAGTTGAAATGACTGATAACCTTCTGAGCGTTGCTATTCACAGCCAACATCCTATAGGTTTGCCAATGATTAAGGAGATTCGCTATAAATACGCTCCGAATAATTGTCTTATGACAATGCTAATGCCTTCAAGGGAACAGCAGATTAGCGATAATACCGTAGTGCTTTATCAGATTCCAGGATCTTTTAGCGATACGACAGATGTTGAATTTGAGGAAGGGAAAGAATGATCTATATAGGGATTGATACAGGTGTACATACCGGGATTGCTATCTGGGATAACCGAAAGCGTTCTTTGGAAATGGTAAAACAAATGCCTATTCATAGGGCTATGGCGGTTGTTCAGTCTTATGCGGATATGCAAAAGACGGGTGTAGGCGATAAAATCATAGTAAGAGTGGAAGATCCACGACAACGCACCTGGTTTGGTACAGAGAGAATGACACGTGAAGAGGAACGGAAGAGGCTACAAGGTGTAGGATCCGTAAAACGTGATGCTACAATTTGGGAAGATTACCTTACCGAACTTGGTGTTGAGTTTGAAATGGTTGCTCCTAAACGGAATATAACAAAGATGAGCCAGGAATATTTCAAGCAGCTTACGGGATGGAAAAAGCAAACCAACGAGCATAGTAGGGATGCTGCCATGTTAGTATTTGGCTTTTAGATGTTTTTTGCCCTTTGTTGGTGTATATATACACCAAAATTTATATCTTTGCATTAATTGATAACATTGATATTATGACTATTACGACAACTATCTTTATAGTAGCAGGTGCTTTAGCGGTATTCATTACCGCTATGCACTTTGCAAATCTTTTCCTACCGTATGATCCGATTACACCAGGTAAATCTATTACCGTATATCTGGATGGTAAGTTTAATAGGGTGGCAACGATCACGAGTATAGAGAACGGTTGTATCTATGTGTATGATAAATTCCCGTTGCCATTGCATTATAGAGGAAAATTTTACGCTGTAGGCAGAATGACGGACGGGCATAAGGTTATGTTTTTAGGGAAGCGGAAACTTTATCTGTTGATGCGCTTTGTGGAGGCTTTCAGAAAGATTGCCCGTATTCCTGAATTTGAAAAGGAGGTTTAACATGGAAGAGATAGAGATTGTTTACCGTAAAATCTCGGATCTAACTCTGTTGGATGATAACCCACGAAAGATAAGCAAGAGAGATTTAGAGCGTTTGGTAGATTCCATCCGCATAAATGGTTTCTGGAAGCACCGCCCTATTGCCTTATCTGAGCGTGAAGGAAAGTTATATGTACTGGCAGGACACCAACGGATAAAGGCTGCAAAGAAGCTGAAAATATCGGAAGTGCCGACAATCTTGTACCACAACCTGACCGAAGAGCAGGAAGCGGATATAGTTCTAAGGGATAACATCAACAATGGTGAATGGGATTTTGAAAAGCTACAGCTTGGAGATTGGAGCAACAAGGCTGATTTCTCTTTTATCGGTTTAGATATTCCAGTAGAGGATAAACAGCCGGAAGATGAGGAAGTAGCCGATGAAGAACAAGAGGATAACGAGAAAGAGGAAGGCTCGGAAGATGATCCGATAGCGGATGAAAAAGAGGATTTTTACAGATCCATGCTTAACGATTGTTTGTATGAGAGCAATAATGAGTTTGACATTCCTAATTTGTTGCTGGAAGAACAAGCCGGAAAACTTCTTTTGCCTTTTGCCCCCTGGGGAGCTGATAGCCGATTAAGGAAAGATGTTGCTACTTACCACTTCTATGTAGATGATTATCGCTTTGAAGCTATTTGGAAAGATCCGATCAAGGTGCTAACCAGTGGTGTAAAAGCGTTGGTAGAGCCAAACCTTTCCGTTTACGATACAACCCCGATAGCTTACGGTTTACAACAGATTTACAAGAAACGTTGGATAAGCCGATACTTTCAAGAGTGCGGTATCAAGGTGTACGCAGATCTGAATGTTTCTGTGAAGTTCAAAGAGTATAATAAACTGGGCTTACCAAAAGGGTATAACGCTTTTTTCACTCGTGGCTATGCTGGTCGGTTGGAATATCTGAAAGGAGAGCTTGAAGTAGCCAAAGAAATATCCGGCTTGCAAACTCCTAACTTGCTTGTGTATGGCGGTGGTGATGAGATCAGAAAGTTTTGCATAGATAACAGCCTGGTTTACGTCCAGGACTTTATTAACGATAAAAGTTCAAAAAAAGATGGCAAAAACAAGCGGAAGTAATGGAGGTTTGCCGAATGGCGATTCAAACTACAAAGGTAAGGTAGGCAAACTGGAACCTTTGGCTTCAATTAAGAACCCGAAGGTGTACAAGACTGTAAAAGAAAGTATCTCACGTTTTCACTCTGTTTTGGGAGTAAGACAGAAAGATATTAAGATCGGACAACTGGAGGCTGGTACGGGTGGAGTGCATATTTCCCAAAATGGAGTATCTAAACAAGTCGTTTTGAATAAATCCGTTTTCAATGGGAAAAACACCACAACCCAAAGCGTTGCTAAATGGGCTGAAAAAGGTTACAAAAGCGGACACTTGACGAAAACCAACAAGCCAGTAGCACATATTGTTACTCACGAGCTGGCGCACGCAACTTGGAACAACCATTTAACAAGCCCCAATGCAAAGGCAGCAAGTAAAAGCATAAACAGCCTTTATAAGAAATGGGGTAATGATAAATCGAAACAAGGTTATGGTAAATATGCCAAAACCAATGTAAACGAGTTCTGGGCAGAAGTATGTACAAAAGCCGTTCATGGTAAGGCAGATAAGTACACAAAAGCAGCTAAAGATATAATCAAGAAGTATAAATTATAACGTATATTTGCGGAAAACGCAATAAAATATTGAGCTATGGATAAAATAGAATTAACCGATTTGCAAAAGCAGCTTATTCAAAAGCAGCTAAATGAAAAGTACGATCCGTTTATGGCTACGGAAGAAGAACAAGAAGCCTTCAATGACGTAATAGACAAAGCCGAAGCATTATCGGATGAACTGGACGCTGTAGATGATTACATAGACAACTACAACGGTGATATGATAGCCTGGTTTTGGGCAAAGTACCAAGAGCAGGAACAAAAGGAACAATGATAAATTAACCAGGTAAAGAATTAATCAGGTGGGAGTTCCTATCTGATTTTTTCTTTCCTTAATCGGTGTATATATACGCCAAAGAAACAACGAATAAACAACGGAATGGCACTCTTTGAGAAAGGCAATAACATAGGGAATAGATTCACAAGCGAAAACCAACCAAAGAAAAATGGTCGGAAGCCCTCAATGTATAAACAGCTCAAAGAGCTTACAGGTAAAAAAGTAGATTATGAGCTGAGCAAAGAGGACTATTATAAAACAATTCGGTTTCTTCTTGAACGCTCCAAAGGAGAGCTAAATAAAATCATGGCTGACGCAAACAGAGAAGATAGCACTACTCCTATTTGGGTGTGCAATATTATCAGTGCAATCTTCACAGATATTCGCTTTGGTCGGACTTCAACGGTTGAAATGATATTCGATAGAATTTTTGGCAAAGCAGCCCAACCGATAGAAGGGGATATAAACGCTAATGTGTCTGGAGGACTGGAGCCGGATCTATCCAAACTTTCAACCGAAGATCTTTTGGTTTATCATGGACTATTAGAAAAGATGAATGGCAAAAAATAAAAACATACAAATACCAATGGCTCTTGCAGTCAAAATAGAGCTGTTTAAACGTGGCTGTTTTGACTTCATTACTGTTAAGGATGGAAAGAAGCACGAAAAGCAGGAAAAGGCTTTGCAGATCCTTACAGACAATGAGCACGCAGAGTTTTTGTATGGTGGTGGTGCTGGTGGTGCTAAGTCGTGGACTGGTGCTGCCTGGCTTCTTTTTATGTGCCTTTGTTATCCAGGTTCCAAATGGTTTATTGGTCGAGCTGAGTTAAAGCGTATTACCCAATCTACCTTAATAACGTTCTATAAGGTTTGTAACCAATACGGAGTAGAAGATACTTTGTATAAATACAATGGGCAGTATAACTATATAGAGTTTTACAACGGATCCCGTATAGATTTGCTGGATTTGATGTATAAGCCTGGAGATCCTTTTTATGAAAGATACGGATCTATAGAATATACTGGCGGTTGGATAGAAGAAGGTGGAGAAGTAAACTTCGGTGCTTATGACACTCTTAAAACTCGTGTAGGTCGCCACTTGAATAATGAGTTAGGGTTAAAACGAAAGTTGTTTATCACGTGTAACCCTAAAAAGAACTGGATGTATGATACCTTTTACACTCCATTCAAGAAAGGTATATTGCCTGAGTATATGTACTATCTGGGTTGTTTGGTACAAGAAAACCCCTTCATAGATCCAGACTACATAGAAGGTTTGAGAACAACCAAAGATAAGGTTAAAAGAGAGCGTTTGCTAAAAGGTAATTGGGAGTATGACGACAACCCCAATGCGCTTTGTTCTCACGATGCGATTACAGCCATTTTTAATAATCTGCTATCAATAACCACTGGGAAGAACTATATAACAGCAGATATAGCCCGATTTGGATCCGATTACGCCCGGATTTGCGTTTGGGATGGTTATACGATCATAGACTTAAAATGCTTTCCACTAAGTAAAACGACGGACATACAGAAATGTATTCAACACTTCCAGAAAAAATACAGAATACCTAAATGGCGGTGTATCGCTGATGAGGACGGTGTAGGCGGTGGCGTGGTGGATAATTGCGACATACAAGGCTTTGTAAATAACAGTCGTGCTTTAAAGGATGAGAACTACCAGAACTTGCAAACACAATGCGGTTACAAGCTGGCAGAACACATAAACGCCTCAGAGATTGGGATCAATGAGGAACTGTTAAGCTCGGCAGACAAAGAGCAAATTATCCTTGAACTGGAGCAGTTGCAAACATGGGATGTGGACGGAGAAGGCAAATTAAAGCTAAAACCGAAAGAGGAAATCAAGCAGGAAATTAGATGTTCTCCAGACTGGCGAGATGTGTTTTTAATGCGCTGTTGGTTTGACTATAACGAGTATGATATACCAGATGATATAGAAGCAAGATTAGGAGTTATTTAAAAATTTGAATTATGGGATTTTTTAATGTTATCAAGAATGAGGTAAAAGCTGCTGTAGGTTATCAACAGAATTTTACAGCTTTGTTGGAGGCTAAGGATATTTCAAGAGCCTTAAACTATATGCAAGATCGCTCCGGCTTTGCTGAAAAAGCCTTGCTGGAGTACAAGGTAGAAAACCATGAGGTTATGAAAAGGCAGGATAAAGCCGTTTATGATAAGAAAGGGAATTTTCTTAGATGGCAAAAGCGTTGGAAAATTCCTATCCCCTATCAGTCTTTCATCAATGAAATTGCGCTTGTTTTCTTATATGGCAGACCCGTAAAATGGACGCAAAGAAGCAAAGGTACTGATTATGCTTTTGAGCAATATATAAAACTGCTGGAGCATTTACGCTTCAACGCCAATGTAAGAGAGGCTAAACGTGTTGCTGGTGCTGAGGGTACTTCCGCTATGCTATTTCATGTGTTCCGAAATAAAGAAGGAAAACCAGATGTATTATTGAATGTGTTATCTAAACAAAACGGTGATGATATTTACCTTATCAAAGATCAGTATAAGCGTATGACTGCTTTTGCTTGGGGGTATTATCTGAATGAATCCGGCAATCGGAGCATCTACCATGTGGATATTTACAAAGATGATACGGTTTACTACTGTAAGCGTGTTAGTGTAGGTTGGGAAGTGAAGGCAATCCCTAATGTGATAGGGAAAATTCCCGTTATCATCTTTGAACAAGAGTTAGAGCATGAAGGAACACAGCCCATGATACACCGTGTAGAAAGCATGGAATCAACAGATGCAGATGTAAATGATAGATTTGCTAACCCGGCAATGGTAGCAACCGCAGAAGTGCTTAACAGCTTGCCTAAAGCAGAAGAAGAGGCAAAACTATTCATTCTAAAGGAGGGTGGCAAGGTTGAATATCTTACATGGGATCAGGCTTCACAAAGCAAGGCAAATGAATACGAACGGCTGGATAAGCATATTCTTTCAAAATCTTTTACTCCTAACATAGATTTTGACAATATGAAGAGTTTGGGCAATCTGTCTGCTAAAGCTATCAGAAAAGTAATGCTGCTTGCAGTGATTAAGGCTGAGAAACGAAAGGAAACCCACGATAATTACATGAATAGAACGGGTAATTTGCTACGTGCTATTCTTGGTAATGTTTTGGACTACCAACACAAAGCCGAATATGAAGCATTACAGTTAGGGCATGAGTTTCAAGAACCATTCGGTGAAGATGTGAGCGATATTCTTGCTGATATATCAAAGCAGTATAACGATGGAGCGATAAGCCGACAAACTTATGTGGAAATGAGCTACCTTATCAAAGATGCAAAAACGGAAATTGAGCGTTTGAAGCAGGAAGATTTAGAAGCCATAGCTAAACAGCAGGAGTTAAACAGAATAGATGTGTTCGGTGGAGGTGAATAATGGCAAAGAAAGTAAAACCATCAGAAACAAAGTACCATTGTAGGGATTGCAAGCACTCTTACGACTGGCACGAGAAGGATTATAAAGGTGAGTTCTTCCTTTGTCGGTGTCCTTTCTTCAAATACTCTAAATTCTTAAACAAAGATCACTGTGAACACTTTGAGTTAAAGCGCAATGGCAAAAACTAAATACGTCAATTCCACGCAGCTACAAAAAGAGCTGTTTAAACGTACAGAAGGGTACGCAGCTAATGTACGTGCGATTTATCAAAACTACTTACTCCAGATTATTAACCTGGTAAAAGGTACGGAGTTGGAAGAAGGTAAACCGTTCTCTTTCTCCGAATATGGCTATAGTGATGAGGCTACAGCCATATTTAGAGAAATGTACAGCCGTTTGTATCAAGAAATAAGGAATGACGTGCAAAATGAATGGCTGCTTTCCAACCAACATAACGATGAGCTGGTAAAAAGTGTGTTCGGTGAAAACTCTATCAATGATAACCACTTTGCCCGATTCTTTAAGCGCAATATGGAGGCTATGGACGCTTTCTTTGCTCGGAAAACTGGAGAAGAAGGGCTAAGCCTATCGCAAAAGGTATGGAGGTACACAGGACAATTTAAAGAAGAGCTTGAAAACTGCTTGGATTTGGCTATAGGAGAGGGTACAGGAGCCAACAAGTTAGCTTCCAAAATACAGACCTACCTACAAGATCCTGATCGCTTTTACAGAAGATTCAGAATAAAGGTCGGTGAGGATGAAAACGGAAATACTGTGTATGGTCGTGTATGGAAACGTAGGGTATATGACAAAGAAACCGAAAGTTATAAATGGGTAGATGATAACCCAAAGAAATATCATCCTGGACGTGGTGTATATAGATCTTCATACCGTAATGCCCAACGTTTGGCACGTACAGAAACCAATATAGCCTACAGAACTGCTGATTTTGAACGATGGGGGCAATTAGATTTTATAATTGGCTATGAAATCAAGCTGTCAAACAACCACCCATGCCATGATATTTGCGATGAGCTTGCTGGCAAATATCCCAAAACGTTTAAATGGACTGGTTGGCATCCGAATTGTCGGTGCTACATGATTCCTATTTTAGCTGGTGAAGATGATATAGAGGATATGCTTAACAAGATCCTGGCTGGAGAAGATGAAGAAATAAGCAAGAAAGGGCAAATAACGGAGTTTCCAGATGAATTTGTGCAATGGGTAAAGGATAACGAAGATCGCATGAATGAAGCCAAAACAAAAGGCACTCTACCCTATTTCGTCAAGGATAACTATACGGATATAGAAGAAATCTTGCATCCTCTCACACCTGAGCAAAAACACTACAAAGGGCTGGTTGCTCAATATGGGGAAGAAAACGTACAAAAGCTATATGAGGCTTTCGATTCTTTCAAAGCCAAAATCTCTACTGGTGATTTGGAGTACCAAATCAAGAAGCTAAAGTTTGAGGCTAATTGGGTTGAGGAAAAGAATAAATTCCCGACTTCTCCCGAAATGGTGAAAATGCTTAAAAAAGAGCTGGCTATAGTTGAGGCAAAATTTCAATACCAGCAAGCCGTAAATGCTGCCAAGCCTATTTTGAACTATAAAAGCAAGAGTAAACCGTTAAATTCGATTCTGGCAGAACTGAATGAGGCTATAGCCAATGAAGCAACTGCAAATGAGATACAAGCCTTGACAGCAAAAGCGACTGCCAAAATACAAGAGATAGAAAAGGCTCGGCTCGCAAAGCTGGTTAAACAAGGTGCGGACGGATCTACTTTGGATCTTTACGCAACAGAAAAAGAAAAGCTGGAAATAGCAAGGCTCCAATCTGAATATGATAAGGCTATGGATCTATACGGCAGTCAGTGGAATAGTGAAGTAAGTGCTTGTTATGTCCGGCTTGCTGATTATAAAAAGGAGTTGGCTTTAAAGTATGTATCAAAACAAGGCAAGTTGGTTAAACTGAATGGAGAAACTGAGGAACTGGCAAAAAAAGCACTGGAAGAGTATATAAATGCGCCAGTTAATCATAGTGCTAATAACGCCATCGGTGGACGTTGGCAGAACTATAGTAGTGAAGCTGGAGCAATGGAGCGTTATAGCAAAAAAACGGGTATATCCGTAGATGAACTTGCTTTGATAAACCGCTGTATATACGGCTCCAAGTGGTGTAATAATTACGGTTATGGTATTGTAGATCCGTACTTTGGCAAAATACAAGATTATGGGGGATTATGCCAAAAATATTATCCGGCTTGTAATGCTGCCTTAGAAAAAATGCCTCGCTATAATGGTACTGTATTCTCTGGTATCAGCTTTGACGCTATGAAGCTGGATAAGTATATTCAAGAAATGAAAGCGTGTCTATCATCCGGGCAACCCTATGTAAACAAAGCCTTCATGTCCTCTACTACCAATATTGATAGAACTGCTATCTTTGGAGATAACCTAATGCTGGTTATCAAAAGTAAGAAGGGTGTAGATGTAAAAGCCATTTCCCATTATGCCAGTGAAGATGAAATTGTGTTTCGTGCCGGATCCCGTTTTAAGGTGCTGAATGTTTATCAGGAAGAAACACGAAAGTACGGCTTTGGAAAAGGCTGGGTAGTTGAGCTGGAAGAGATATAAGAAAGAGCCATTACCAACGCTGGCAATGGCTCTGAACTGCCCTAAAGCAGCTATTATCAGCTCTCAACAGATAATCTAATTTTCCCAATTTCTCCAATCTATACGCCCATATTGAGTATAATTGATCGGTATAACAACAGTTAAGGTTTGAGGGTTATATCTACTTTTAAGTTCGTACATTTGAGTAGTATATTTATTCCAGAAATCACGTCTATAACCTCTCTCGTAATAAAAAGCAACTACAAAATACTTACCTACTGGTAACGTTATCTCTTTAGTTTCATCTTTGGAAGATTCAACTTCATATATTGGGGAAATCGTAGAACCGTCTTTCAATAACAAACGGCTTTCATCTATCAACATGGTATATATAGGATCTTCTTGTAGCTTGGTGTATTGGTAATAAGAATCAAAACCAGTATTAAATGTTTTTCCGTCAAAAGTTGAGGCTTTATCTGGATCGAAAAAGAGAAAACGGATAATATTAGTTTGTTTATCCGCATACTCTGAACTGGAAGTTGTTGTGTAGCCGTTTATCCATACTTCTTGCTGAGTTTTATTAGAATAATCATCCTCTTTAGTGGAACAACCAACTACCAGAATAGCCAGGCAAAGAAATACTACATTTTTCATATCGTGCAATTTATAGGTTAATAATCCATTAAAAATGGCTACCCATAAACCCACAAAAAAAACGTGGGCTTACTCTGCACGATCAAGAGGGACGACCAAGTACCCAACAGCCCATACAAGAGTAATGCCCACGCCATAGCGCAGGCATTAGCACATTGTTTCTGAGGGCTGTTTGAAATTTTGGTCGTTTTCTTGATCCTCGCAACAATAGCCAATGCTATATTAGTTCATATTTTATTTCTAACTGCAAATATAGTGCTATTTATGAGAAAATTAATCCGTTTATGTTATTAATTTAGGCACGACACAAAAAAGAGGAAGGCTTTACACCTCCCTCTTACCTGTTTCAAACGATTTTTCCCAGTTGGTTGTATCTCCTTCTGGATTCGGGCTTTTACCTGGTAAATGCTCTGATAATAGTTGCTCTTTCCATTCCTTGTACGCTTCATCTAAAGGCTTTTTTGTGTCGCAAGCATCCAAGTAGGAATAATGAAACTCCTTCTCATACTCCCAAAAAGAAGCTGCCAAAGGGTGAAAAGTATCACTTTTATACGGATTCTCTTTTTCTCCTTTGTACCAATGGTAATTTGAATAATCTTCCGTTATGCCAGAAAAAAATCCGGCTTTGTTCCAGTTATCAGCCATCTTATTTATTGTTTAAGTTATGATAGAAGTTACCTATAACATCAAGCATATCAGTAGGCAACAAATTGAATACATGATCTACTATTTCTTTAGGGATCTCATAGATAGCTGCTGCCATAGATCCTACAATAGCACCGATAGTATCGCTATCACCTCCCCCACGAAATAGCCTTCCTTATTGCATCCTCAAAAGAATTACTGGAAATGATAATTTTTAGGCAAATAGGTACAGTTCCCTGGCAAGTTTCATCAAATACCCCAGCGTAATAGTTTCCGATCATAAACATAGGATAGTACGTTTGCATTTCGTTTTCAAGCCCGGATAAGTTTTTGGTAGTGCGCAAATAGTAAATAGCGTGCGCAGTCGCTACAGCTCCTTTTATGCCTTCCGGGTGGTTATGGGTTACGATAGCGGTTTCTTCCGCTTCTTTCTTCACTCTATATAAGTCGTCAAAGAACCAAGCTACGGGGCTAACCCTCATTGCAGAACCGTTACCGAAGCTATTATATGGTTGTGGTGTATCTGAGGCTATCCAGCGTGCAAAACTGCTTCCGTATGCTCCTTTAGGGTTTGGATATTTTCTACACCATTTCAGTAACGTATCTTCGTAGTGTTCCCCATTGTTGATAGCGTCCGCAATAGCAATAGTACAAATCGTATCATCTGTAAAAGTGCTTTCTTCCGTAAACAACTCAAAGTTATAGTTATCTGTATTGTTAAACTCAAACCGTGAGCCTACAATATCGCCTATTATTGCACCTAACATATTAACCTCCAATTTTAGTATTACCTCTAAATGTTTTCTTCCTTATAAGCACGCCCATACGGATTGTACAATACTTGTTTTGATACTCAACCCGACTTAGATCTACATTCCAAAGACTTTCTTTCTTGATACCTATTTGTTCCTCTGAAAGCTCGTCAAAGATCGCAGCAATAGATCCGAAATAGAAGTGTCTTTTTCCATTGTACGGCTCTCTCAATTCTACATGAATAACTTTCGGTAACTTCATAATCCATTCCATTTATTAAAGCGTTCTAATCTGATGCTTTAAAATTATATATTGGCTTTATCGTATCAATGATCTCAACTGTATCAGTGATAGCATTTTTAATCTCTTCCATAGACTTATACGCTTGTGGGGCTTCATCTATTGTCGCTCTACTTACAGAAGTGGTATATATTCCGTTCATAGATTCTTGGTATTCCTCCATACTAAGCAACTCCTTTGCTTTACTCCTACTCATCAAACGTCCGGCTCCATGTGGGGCTGAATAGTTCCAGTCCGGGTTTCCTTTCCCAACACAGATAAGGGAACCATCACGCATATTTATAGGTATTAATAGCTTCTCGCCTAATTCAGCACTCACAGCACCTTTTCTAAGGATCATACGGCTAAAATCAATATAGTTGTGTATGGTTTCAAATCTATTTACCTCAGTAAATTCCATCCCATTAATGATAATCGCTGCCATAGTAGCACGATTAAGTACAGCAAAACGTTGCACTATTGCCATGTCATTAATATAGTCGTGAAAATCACCACCTGAAAGATGTGCCAGCTCTTTGTCCTTACCAGGAATTGAAATATTCTTAATCGCTTCCTGAATATCCCTTTCCCTGCCTTCTGCTTTCAATCTGGCAATAGTATTGCGTACTTCAATCGCCCGATCACTTTCTGTATTTGCAGCCAAATTTTGATAGTGCTTACAAACATCGCCTCCCAACTTTCTACTGCCAGAGTGAATAACCAAATAGTACCTATGGTTTCTTTCTGAATAGTCCACCTCGATAAAATGATTACCGCCTCCAAGTGTACCGAGTGATAGATAAGCTCTATTTAAATCTACTTGCTTCGCACATCGTAGGTTTGAAAAATCAAAATTTGCCTTTTGAGTATCATGTATATTAAACCCATTGGGAACCATTTCCCTTATAACGGAATCCAATTTCTCACAGTCTATATATTGATCTGCCAATTCTACAGTAAGCATACCGCAACCAATATCAACGCCTACCAAGTTTGGCGTTACTTTATCGGTTATTGTCATTGTAGTACCTACAGTACACCCCTTACCAGCATGGCTATCCGGCATTATTCGTATAATAGAGTTTTCATAGGCAGGATAATTAGCCAGCCTCTTAATCTGATCGTATGCTTCGTTCTCAAAAGTTTCAGCAAAGATCTTGACTTCCTTTCCTGAATGTGTTCTAATTATTCTCATGTCAAATACAAATATAGTTTATTCTATTAAGTATAACAAATAAAATGCTACTTCTTTTTACTTAGTAAAGTAACGTGCCGTTTTAGTTCTTTATGTAGATACTTGTTTTCGCTCTGTAGCTCTTTTATGATAGAATTACGCTTTTCAAGTTCTTTGTTATATCGTTCACGTTCAAATTGAGCAAACGTAAGCTCCTCATTCCTACAAGTACAATCCCGTATATCATTGCTCAAAACAACAGCCCAACAACAAGGTATTAAGACTTTGCCAGCTTGCTTATCGTATATGTAATAGCACTTACTCATTGGGTATTAAGTCTTTGATATAAGCCCATCTTTTCCAGCCCAGCATTTGACTTTTTGCAAATACTTTATACTGCCAAATACTACCATCTTCTTTTTCAACTAATACAATAGTATTTACATCTGGAACTTCCGTTTTTTGAATTATGCCACACGCTGTTAATGCGCCATGCTGCACCGTCTTTGAAAATATCTACACCAAATTCACAAAGTGCATTGTTTCTTCCTGCTTCATAGTTATCTTCTTCGTAATTGACAGCATCATAATCTATGTGGTCGTTCAAAAAATCATCAATGTAGTTTTTTGCTGCTTTTTCAATCTGTACTCTGGTCATAATCATATACTTTTTTATTATTTACTGTTGAAGTATTATATTCCTCAATACTAAACAATCGTTCTCTTATAAGTCGAAAAAAGCCCAAATCTTTCTCTGATACATTCCATCGAAAAAATGGGAATGTAGCCCATTCAGGATCATTGGGGGCTTCTTCATACGTGAACACCGCCCATTTGTTAGCCTTAATGATATTCCATATTGCACGTAACTTTCTCATTCTTCAACTCCTTTCGGTTTGTTTATGGTTTTCCAGTGGGTTATCCTATATTCGTTGGCAATGTCTGTTATTCGTTCCAAATAGTCCTCTGCCCAACCAAATTCCCCCCAAGTAGATGTTAGGTAATCAGTGTACCATTCGCCATCATCTAAATTCTGATATTCCACACGAAGGATGCAATTTGTTCCGATTTCCGGCATAGCTTCCGTATCATCTTTACACTCGTGCCAGTTCTCAAACTCATTAAACCGCCTTACAATCTCTTCACAAAGGATATTTGAACTTTCCACATCACCTAAATGTATCTCTGCTATCTGAAAATTCATACCATCTTTAATACAAAGTTCAGCATCTAATTCGTCAGCCCCGAAAATGCGTTTTCCTCTTGCTGGTAAGCAGACCAGTTTTAACGTGTCTGTATCTAATTCTCCTTGTGCGTACTTCCAGTTAAGTTTTATCTTTGTCATTTTATACCTCCTTATTTGAAATACATGTTATTTATTTATCCATTCATCATATACTTTCTCCCAGTTGTCAAGCAATCCTACTCTTGCGCCAAAAGCGTAATAGCATTGTTCAACGGTTTCCTTTGGCGGCAAATAACGTCCATCACTAAGCATTACATAACCCTCATTTATCTGTTGTTGCAATAAATCCATATCAACTGGCATAACCTCATCCGGGAACAAAACAACACTACCCTTACTTGTTTGATAACTTACTCTCGGTATTTCATAATGGTATCTCTGACCTGTTAGCAATGAACATATACCTATCTCACCTGTTATAAGATGAACTTCCGTATTAGGAGCATTTATTACCATAAAATATGCGTTCTCATCATTCTTAAAATGATTTACCGTTCTACCAACAATTTTTGTATCGCATTTATCAATCCTTGCATCAAATTTGAATCCTGTATCATCGTGGTTCAATATATAATGTCGTACATGCTCCCATGTCCTAACGGATAAAAATTTGGGTGCTGGAAGATTTAGTGTTTTTTCAGTTCCATCATCATATTTAAGTTCATGTTGAACGTAACTACTCCGTGAACCAGTAAGGCACATTTCAACAATATCAAAACTCTCATCATATCCATTTTCTGTAGAGTATTCTTCAAGTACAACGCTTTCACTTGAAACTACTTCATCAATTATCTTTTGAAATTCTTCTTTTGCATTATGAAGCAAATTCCCGGCATTCATTTTGTCCTGCATGGGGATTTGTGCAACAAGTTTTATCGGATATTCTCTTTTCTCGTTATCATAGCACATGTTTTCTACAATACCGCATTTTGCCTTTCCGCATTTTTCGTGAAAGAAATTCATTGTTCGTATCACGTCTTTTGTGCTTAATTTTGTTGGCTGTGTTACAAACAATACATAGCTAACTTTTATTCTACTAAGCAACTCAATGTGAACATTTGTAACACTCGGTGGAGTGTCTATAAGAACGAAATCAGGGTTAATAAGCCGGAGTTTCTTTTTTGCCAGTTCGAGATACTGCCTTACCATAGACTTTTCCAGATATATAAAGTTATCAAACATATTTCCAGAAGAATGAATCCAAATGTTATCTTCCGGGTGATCTCCAGAAAATTCTGTATTCATAGATGGGGTATTTATATCTGCATCTATGATAAAAACTTTATTACCTTGCTCTGCAAATAACCTTGCAATATTGGCTGTTGTAGTAGTCTTTCCTACTCCACCCTTACCTGAATAAACAATAATTGCTTTCATTTATTTTCTGATTCTAATTGTTTTTTGTACTGATCGTATATCTTATACGCTTCTTCCATTTCACAGTGAGTAATAGCGCATATAGAAGCCATTGCCGGAAACTTATCTTTGTATGTTTCAACTATTCTCCTTATATGTACTTCATCTGGAGTATTTACCCAGTTTATTATATGTTGTTCAAATTCAGGGCTTATCATTACATACCTCCTTTTTTGCCATAGGGTGAAATTTGGGATATTTACGACACATTTCGCTACCTGATAGAGTTGCAAGATCATCAAGAGAAATTTCATGGTTTGGATCATAATATATTTTTATTCCGCTTTCTATACTTGCATGGCAGCTTACTATAGATGCTCCGTGATCTTTTAAGTCGTTTCTTATACTATCCTCATAAAAATCTCTTGATCTATGTATGTAATTGAGTGACGTTTTTACAAGATCTTCTATATCATATCCGATTATTCGATTTATACAAGTTCTATTATTTGTTGGTATGAAAATAGTTGTTTCCATATTATCTGTTCTCCTTTCTCGCTTTGTGTACACCTCTTGTATAATTACGCTCCACCTTACGCAGATCGTCATACTTGCTTTGTGCAGCCGTTTTTAACACTTTTGGCTTTTCTCCAACCCATTCCGCTTTTACTCCTTGATCTCTTAGAGCATCCATTATTGCATCTTTAAGTATTCCCATAGTTGTAAATTATTCGTTGTAAATCAATCTCATTATACTAAGATTAACGGCATTGACGATAGCAATACGTTTGTAGTATCTTTCACACGCCACCTTGAAGCCACCACACCAAGATGTTCTTGCTTCATACTGGGCTATTATGTTTTTTTCTGCCTGATCCAAGTCTGTAGCTGTAAATGCTTCTCCTATGCGGATCTGGTCGTTTTTATCGTGCTGTAGCACTCTAATGTAAATTGGATTATTCATATCAGTGTTGCATTTATTGGTTAAGGGTGGGTTTCCCCACCCGTTTTTTGTTATTGCCTTGCCCATTCTTCAAAGGCTCTGTAATATCCAGTTCTGATAAACAGCATATCACCTGAACCATCGCCCCACCAATCGTTACAGTGTGAAATGTATCTTCCTGTCTGGTTGTGATTTTCTGGGCATAGTTTCTTGTAGATTGATCGAAACATTGCGGAAATCTTTCTACCTGAAAAATGTCCTGCTTCTTTTGCGTCATTTGTACAATAGCCATACATTGCTACCGTTTCTATGTTCCCGTTTTCATCCAGAAACTCCATATCTGAATCACCCCATCCTCCGTATTTGATAGTGTCTTTCAATAACTGTTGTTGTTCCTCTGTAAGAACTGAAACGATCTCTTTTACTTGATTAACTGTTGCTTCCATTTCGATGTTGCATTGTGTGGGGATTGCTCCCCACTGGTTATGTTTATATAGTAAATTCTCTATTGAAATCTTTGTCATTATTGATACATTCAATCAAAGCATATAGTAGGCTTCGTTTGCTTCCACATTTTGCAATACTTACCAATCCGTTTTTCTTCTGTTCCTCTGTTGCAATAAAGATATAGCCACTTTTTGCCTCTGGCTTGAATGGTTTGATCTGTGATTTTATTTTTCTGAAATTGATAGCCATAGTTCTTTTTATTTTTTCAAAATATCGTCTAATAGCTTCTTATCTGCATCCCACAAGTTGTAACCTCTTGCTATTTTACGTCTTAGATACTCTTTTTCGCCAATCATAGATATTGCTCGTTCTCTTAAATCCGATGCACTCCATTTTTCAGCTTGATCTATCAGGAAATTTGCGAGGCTTTTTCTCTCTTCGTAAAGTTCACGCACCAGAACTGTTTTACGTTCAATCTCTTTTAGTGATGCTGGATCATTAACCCATAGTTCGCAAAACTTGTCTTTGTCAAGTTCTGTGTTCATGTACATTTCCTCAATTTCAGCGTAATCACCAGCTTTAAGTTTTAAGCCTGTTCTTTCTTCAAATTCTTTCTGTGTCATATCTGAATGTATTTAGTTTTATATTCTTTTCGTGTAACTGTTTTTATTACGTTGCAAATATATGTAACATTGGTAATATTACCAAGTGAAATAGGTAATATTTTCAAGTGATATTACCAATATTTACCAAGTGAAACATAGAAATATTATCATTATCAGATATATAGCTTTTCAAAAACACTGCAAAATAATTTCAGAAAAAGCATTTTTTAACATTGCGAAAATCTATGCTCTTTAATTTATTCTACTTATTAAAATAGATATTTTAAGATTATAGCTCTGATTTTGAAGAAAACAAGTATAAAAAACATTGGTGTATATATACACCGTTATTGAAAATATTACCTACATTTGCAGTATAACTAAAGTAATATTGATATGAATAAGACACTCTTTAAGAAAGTCAAAGACTTATGTAAGGACACTGGTTTATCAGAGAAGTACCTTACTGCGATAACCGAAAAAATGGGTGGCAGCATTGAGGATGATTCTACTGATGAAGCGGAAATCGAAAAAGTAGCAAACCAAATAGCGGATGTGGCAAAAGAAAGTCAAGGAGAAGCTACCAGGTGGGCTAACAAAGCGAAGGAACCAAAGGAGCCAAAAGAACCGAAGGAACCCAAAGAACCCAAAGAACCGAAGGAGCCAAAGGAACCTGATAACGATCCAAACAAACGGATCTCCGAACTTCAAGCGGAAATGGATAAAATGAAACAAGAGCAAGCTAAGAAAGATCGTGAAACAGCCGTTCAAGCAGCTCTTAACAAGCATGGTATTCCCGAATGGAGAAGAAAAGGTTTGGTTATTCCTGATGAAGAGGATCCAGATGCTTATTGCGCTGGTCTGAAACAAGATTTAATAACTCAAAACCTTATCTCGGAAGATCCAGAGAGTGTAAAAACAGCAAACGCAAAGAATGTTGAAGAGGCTTCTGATGCGTTGCTGGAATCAATTATTGTTAAATAAATCATTTTACAATGAAACGAACAAAAATCTCATTTGTCGGTGAAAAACCGATTTTCACAGGCAGTCCGCAAATTGTACCAGGCGGTTTTAATCTGGATCGGGAGAAACAGCGTTTTTCTGTAGGTGATATTATCCCTGCCGGAACACTCGCTATTTTCGATGAAGTTACAAGAAAGGTACAGATTGTAAAAACAGCGAAGGTTAAAGCTATCGGCACAAAGGATAAGAAAGTTATCACTTTGTATTCAAATGGCTATTGTTCACCCTGCTTTTCTGTTGGAGATAAGCTGTTACAAGCTAAATCCGTTAGTGGAACTTTTGAAGATGCTCCTTCTATTGTATCTATTGAAAAGCCTGGTGTGTCAAACGCTCCGTATGTAATTACACTTTCTGCTGAGATCTCAGGTTTGGCAGTAGATGATGTGCTTGTAGAGGTTGTTGAAAGCTCTACTAATGCTGCTGTTATTGGTGAACCTAACTCTTTAACAATCGAAGAAGTTACTGTAAAAGAGTTTGAAACAGCCATAGATGTTACAGAGGACACTATGCAATATGCTGTAATGGAAAGACGTGTTTTGCCTATTCCCGACAGCATGAAGGATAGCACGAAACGCTATTTAAAAGCGAACTCTCACATTCGATTGTCGCAAACTTATTAAAAGGAGGTGCTAAATGAAATCTATTTATTCAACTTTTACTGGTTTGTTTAAAGATGGCAAACCTATTGATTTTCTCGCAACGTGGAAAAAGACACTGGATAAGGCTTCAGAACGTGAAGTAGCATTGTTCCAGAAAACTTATTCGGATGAGTGGTTTGATTGGGAGGCTCCGCAACTCTCTTTGAGAGCTGAGGGTATTATGGGCAAATATCATTTGCGTGTGATGGCAACCCTGATCGGTGATGAATCCCCCACTCCGTTAAGACGTTCTGACGGTTTTGATATTTGGAATGAAGAAATTCCACGTGTCGGACATAAGTTCTTTATGAAGGCTTCCACTTACCGCAAGTTGCTGGAAGTTTATAAATCTCCGTTCTTGAAAGACGGTCAAAAGGTTAAGCAGATTGAAAAGACTTTGCGCAACGATGTGGAAAACGCTTATCTGGGCTGCAAAGATACTGCTGATTTTATGATTCTGAAAGCTATATCAAACTTCGGTGTTTGTCGTTTCATTCCTTCTATCAACAACCCTGGTGGACGTGAGTTTGAAATTGATTACCTGATGGATGAAGCTAACAAACTCGTTTCAGCCTTATTGTGGAATGACGCTAACTCAAAAGCTGGCAAGTTGGATATTATTCTAACTCTTACCATGATCGTTACCTTGTTCAAAAACAAAGGTGTCGTATTTGAAGAGTTACTGATGGCTCCTGAACTGCTTGCATTTATCCGAAGAGATATTACAATTCGAGAAGCAGCCTACGGTAAGGACAAATCCGGCAAGGTTGTTACTATCCCAGACTTGAACACCTTGTTTGCTGATAACGGTCTGCCTAAAGTTCGTGAGATCACCCGTCTTGTGGGTATTGAAAAGGACGGAGAACGTGAGCCGTTAGATCCCTGGAATCACAATATGATTGTATTTAAACCTGCTGGAAAGATTGGCTTTATCCAGCCTTCTATTGAAGATAACGAGCTGTTTGAAGAGGACAATGTAGATTACATGAATGCTGGTAACGGTATTCGTATAGCCAAATGGCGTACTGGTGAATCTACAGGGCAAAAGGCTGGTGAATATACACAAGGATCTGCCCGTTTGATCCCGGTTATCACTGAAATTAACGGTATTGTCTGCTTGCAAGTTAGAGGCTTTGAAGAGCCGGAAGAAGCAGTAGAGGGAGTAACTTTTTATACGAAAGAACAATTCGATCAGAAGGCAGCAGCAGCTTCTTTGGTCGGCTAAAAACGATGCAATATGGTAACATTAAAAGTATTAAAGAAGTTCCAAGATAAGGACAACAAGGAGAAAATTTACCAAGTCGGTGAAACTCTATCAACAAGCGATTTGGATCGTGTAAATAATCTTGTTTCACGAGGAATTTGCAGTATTTCTGCTATCAAGGAGGCTAACAAAGAAGAAAAGAAACCCGAAAAAATTAGCCTTTTTGATAAAGAGTTTGAAATCGGTGCTGTAAAAGGTGCTTTGGCTGAGATTGGCGTTTCAATCAATAAAAATGCTGGCGTTCAAGCAATCACCAACAAACTCGGTGAACTTACAGAAGAGCAAAACAAGGCTCTTTCTGAAATCTTATGTAAAGAGTAACCTATGACGAATTTAGACGCTATCCGTGCTTTATGCACTAAAATATGTTCCGGCTTCTACCCGGATCAGAATGTACTTGAATTTACCCTTTTGGATAATGGTATAGATCCTTCTAAAAACTTCACCCCCAAAGATGTTGAACTGGTGAAGGCTGCTATCAGTGTCGTTAAGGGAATGACTGAAAACAGCCATTCGGAAAGTGGAATTTCTGACGGGTGGGATGCGGATCGTATTAATAAAAGTATCTCCGCTATTTGTCGGGAGTACAATATAGATAGCTCTGATTTTGTCGAAGAATCTTCTGTATCAGACGGTTCTAACCAATGGTAAGTTATGCAATACAACGGAACAATACAGTATAAGGTTTTATCTGGTGGCGGTTTGGATGGTAACGGTGAGCCGATTATATCTACCGTATCATGGAGTGAGCCTATACGTTGTCTGTACAAAACGGTAAAGCATAGCAACACAATCTATCAACAAGGTAAGTTTACTGATAAAAGCTATGAGATCCTAATTGAAAGTAGGGATTTTCAAGCTGATACGGTAAAACTTACCAATGATAGAACACAGTTTTTGGGTGAGTTTGAAGTACAGGATATTGAGTTTGTTAATCGCTCAGGAAGAGTAAAGATTACGGTTTGATGGGATTCACGAAGAAAACGCCAGATAGTGCTTTTAGCAACTTTCTTGATGATACCAAGAAAGCCGTTATAGGTAGAGCTATTAAGGCTTTTATCTATGTCGGTGAAGCGTGTCTGAAAGAAGCCCGTTTAAACGGCAACTATACAGACAGAACGGGAAACCTTAGAAACTCTATCGGTTATGCCGTGCTTTTTAATGGTGAAGTTATGGAAGAAAGTGCTTTTGCCAACACAAAAGGTGGGCAAAACGGAAAGAAGCATTTGGATAGCTTGAAAAAGAACTATCAAAACGGTATTGTCTTGATTGTATCTACTGGAATGAGTTACGCAGCTTATGTAGAAGCCCGTAATTATAATGTCCTTACTTCTTCCGAACTGCTGGCTAACAAACTTGTACCTCAGATTATGAAACAATTAGGCTTTGAAATGAAATGAATAAGACAGGTGATGAAATAGAGCTGGACGTTTTCAACATTATCACAAACAGCCAACTTGCAAAGGAAATAAAAGGTAACGTTTATCGTGAAGGAACACGAGATCTAAACTCTATGGAAGAGGATATAATTGTATCGTTTCTTACTGGTTTAGATGGGCAGTTTCAAACTGGCTCCGTAACGGTAAATATTTATGTTCCCGACAAAGATAATGGCAGTAAGGTATTGGTTAAAGATGTTGGCAGATGCCGTTATCTGGCACGCAAAGCCGATGAGGTTGTTAGATCCTTGAAACCTACTGATTACAGATTTTCTTTAGGTGCAACAATTAAAAGCTACAAAGCAGAAAAGGTAGCTATGCACTTTGTAAACGTAAAGATCAATTTTGAACTAAAAACATTTTAAGTTATGGGAAACAGTGGTATTACATGGGGTAAACCCCTGGTCGAATTTGGGCTAACTGGTGCTGAAGATGCAGCTCCTTCCAATTTCAAAACAATGCCCACAGCCGAAGAAAATACAGTTCTTCTTACAACTGTAAAAGGAAGTGCGCAAGAATTGTACGGAGAAGGGCATGAACTGGTAGCTCGAAAAATGCAAAAGTCTTATAAGCAGCTTGCTATGAGTGTGTTTATTCCTTCTGGCACAGAGGATCCTATTCCGGAAGAGGACGGAGTTGTAAAAGATGAATATGCAGTACGCCTTACTCCTGAAGATGATACGCTGGATGGATTCATCATGCGTAAATGCTCTGTTGAGGTTGAAGAAGAATGGTCGTCCGCAAAGGGTAAAATGCTAAAATACATCTTTAGCTCATTGAAGCCCAAGACGGGTAAAATGATTGAGAAGTATAAAAAAGCAGAATCATTAGCTGTAGGTTAATTGAACTATGAACAAGGAAAAAGACAACATAGAAGGGCTTGTGTCTGATACGATCTTACAAAAGCCGTATTCTATACAGATAGGACAAGAAACATACGAGGTTGCACCTCCTTCTATTGCTACTCTTATCCTTGCCTCTGAACTTATTTCTCAGCTTCCTAAAGTAGAGTTAGATAAAAGCCTGGTTACATTTGAATCGCTCCGTATTGCGAAAGATTGTAAGGTTTTAGGCGATATTGTAGCTACTCTCATTTTAGGAGCTGAGAATATAACTACAGAAGCAACCGTAGTTCAAAAGTCTTTATTCGGTTTGGTACGCACACGCAAAAAGGTTACGATTGATAACAGGGCTGTTTTATCCGATAAGATCTTGAAACAAATTTCACCAAGTAAAGTGAACGCTCTTACCCTTAAAATCATAAACAGGATGGAGATAGGAGATTTTTTCGGGCTTACCGCTTCCCTGATAGAGATAAACCTTCTCAAACCGACAAAAGCAAGGGAAGCGGATCCGAAGGAAACGATAGCATCTGGGCGGTAGTAGCAGGAATGGCAAAGGCTTATAATCTGACTTTTGATTATATCCTATATAAAATGAGTTTTGCCAATGTTCGTCTGTATAATGCGGTTCTGCCTTCTTTCTCAGCAAAGAAGGATGGTAAAAAAGATACTGGCATTATTCTAAATGGTGATGATCCCAATAATCAGGATGCAGTAAATAACGCAATATTTGACGTAAACGAAGATGAATAACAACGAAGGTACAACATGGTGGGCTTTAGGATTGGATAACGCCAAATTTGAAAGCGATGTGGCGAAATCTAACTCTCTTTTCCGAAGCATAGGCAACACAGCCGAAAAGGAAGGTAGCAGGATAGACAATATTTTCCGTAAAATAACGGTTGCTGCAACTGGATTTTTCACGGCTCAACAAGCGTTGGGATATGCTCAGAAGATAGCTCAGGTAAGAGGCGAATACCAACAGTTAGAAGTTGCCTTCAATACAATGTTGGGCAGTAAGGCTAAAGCTGATGCTTTAATGACACAGCTTGTTAATACTGCTGCTAAAACTCCGTTTGATCTCGTTGGTGTGTCAAGTAGCGCAAAACAATTACTTGCTTATGGTATAGCTGCTGACAAAGTGAATGACACTTTGGTACGGTTAGGAAATATCGCTGCTGGCTTATCTATTCCATTACAAGATATAGCCTGGTTATACGGTACAACCATGACACAAGGCAGGCTATATGCTGAGGATCTTAACCAATTTACGGGTAGAGGTATTCCGATGATTCGTGAATTAGCTAAAGAGTTGGGTGTAGCTGAAAATGAAGTTAAGGCTTTGGTTTCCGAAGGAAAGGTAGGATTCCCCGAAGTTCAGAAGGTTATAGAAAACCTTACAAATTCTGGCGGTATGTTCTACAACCTGATGGAAGAGCAAAGTAAGACTATTACGGGTAAGATCTCCAACATGAGCGATGCTATTTCTGTAATGCTTAACGAAGTAGGGAAAGCTAACGAGGGAACAATCAATTCAATACTGGAAACTGGTATCTCCGCTATAGAGAACTACGAGGCTATCGGTGAAACTATACAAGAATTGATTGTTACTTATGGCTTGTACAAAGCTGCTGTAATTTCGGTTGCTGCTACAAAAAATGCCGTTACTACTATTAAAGCCACTGGAGAAGCTGAGGAACTAAGCAAATTGCTTACTGTAGAGCAGCAAGCAGCCATTTCAAAACAGAATTTAACCAAAGGCACGTTAGAGTATGCAACTGCCGTAAAAGCTGAAATGGCAGCAAATATAGAGGCTCAAACCGCAGCTTTAGCCAAAGCTCGTACAGAGGTTTCAGCAGCCAGCCAAGCCGTAGCAGCCAAGAAAGCCGAATACCTTGCTGCTAAAGAGTTGGAGAAGCAAAGATTAGCAGAACTTATGTCTATCGGTGCTACTGGCTCTGCAAAACAAGTAGAAGCAGCAGAAAGAAAATTAGTCGCAGCCGAAACAGCCAGAGAAACAGCAGCCTTACAATACCAAGCAGCCACACGTGATTTTAGCACCAAGAAAGTAGCGGTAGAAACGGCTGCTAAAACATTGAATACCACTCAGACAGCAGCCAACACAGCAGCACAAGCAGCCAATGTAACTACAACAAACTTGTTGGCAACTGCAAAGCTCAGGCTTACGGCTGTAGCTACCAGGTTGAAAGCCGTTATGCTGGCAAATCCTTATACTTTGGCAGCAGCAGCCATAGCAGCTCTCGGTTATGGTATTTATAAACTTATCACTTATCAGACTGACGCAGAAAAGGCGCAAGAAAAACTAAATAACGCCATATCTGAGAGTGAAAAGGTTATTGGAGCTGAAAGATTGCAAATTGATGCGATGTTTGCACGTTTGAAAGCAGCCAAAGAAGGTACGGATGAATACCGTTCTGCAAAGGAAGCCATAATGAGCAAATACGGTGAGTATTTGAAGGGGCTGGGGGATGAAAAGAACGCTTTGGATGATCTGGCTAAGGCTTATCGTATCATTACGCAAGAAGCCGAAAAATCAGCTCGTGCAAGAGCTATGGATAAAGCGGTTAATGAGGCTTCTAATGACTACATGGATAAGGAGGTAGAAGCCAAAGAAACTGTAGAAGAGCTACTAAAAGATAAGTTCAAGGGAAAGAAGGATAAAGACGGTATCGACCTTGCGGAAACTTATTACTGGAAGATTAAGCCAGTGCTGGAAGGTAAGGGGGAAATTACTAAAGAAATCCAGGATATTATAAAGCAGTTTGACGAAACCAAATACTTGCCTGGCGATCCCATGACTGGTATAGGTGCGCAAACCTACATAGCTAATGACTTGCAAGATGAAATAACCAAAGTATTCAAAGCTCGTGGCATTTATAATAATATCATAAAAGAGGCTCAAAAACGCTTCGGGGAGAATCCCAACCAAAATCAGAAAACGGGTAATCAGGAAGAGGTATTTTATACCAAAGGTAAATCCATTTCTGAGATAGAAGCAGCCATTACTAAAGGTCAAGAAAAACTGGAGGCTTTCAAAAAGGCTCTCAAAGAGAACAACGGCTTAATGTCTGATGGCAAAGTAGTAACCGATGCTGTTGTAAAAGGGCAGGAAAGCTATATAGCTAAATTAAAGGCTACCGTTCTTGAACGTGAAAACGAGCTGCAAATTATTAGCCAAGTAGAGAGCCGTATTTCTAAGCTGAAACAGGAGCAGAAAGAAACCGTTAAGGGTAGTGCTGAATACAACGACTATCAAAGACGTATAGATTCACTGAGTAAAAAGTTACCAGATAGAAAAACGTCCTCTTCTCAAAAGGATTATTCCGATGAGATAAAACGTAATGCACAAGAGCAGATCCGTATTAAAAAGGATATGGAATTTGCTGTAAGGCAAGCTGAGATCAACACCTATAAGGAAGGACTTTCTAAAACATTGAAACAAAACCAGCTCAACTATGAGCAGGAAATGGAGCAGATCAAACGTCAAAAGGAGGATAAGCTAACCAAAATTCAAGAGTGGGAAAAAACTATATGGGAATCTCAGGGCAAAAAAGGTACGTTTAAGCCAACTACCACCCAATTATCAGAGCAGAATGAGCAACAATTTAAAGCTCTTGAAAATGCTGCTGGAAAGAAATTGTCTACTGGCAATCAGACTGCAATAGAAGAAATGCTAAAGCAGTATCAGACCTATGCGGAAAAGCGCAAGGAGATAGAGGAAAATTTTCAGCAAGATATTGACGAAATGCGAGCTGTTAATGAGAAAGATAAGAAAGCCGGAAGGCAAGTTACTTTCTCCGAAGAAAATATCGCTCAGGCTGAAAGTGATAAACAAGATGCTTTGGACGCTTTAGATCAAGAGATAGCTACTCGTGAAGCGACTTTTAATGTATGGGTAGAACAAATATCCTCTATGGGGTTAAGACAGCTAAAGGAGGCTTTACAAACAGCCCAAGACACGCTGAAAAAAGAAGGTGGCAAGCTGGATGATAAAGAAAAAGCTACTCTTCGTGCGCAAATTAAAACCCTGGAGAAAAAAGTAGAGGTTGCTGAGGCAAAAGACGCAAGCATTTCATCTGCTGAAAAAAACAAAAAGAAGTGGAGCGATACCCTAAAGGTGATGAATGAGGTAGATGATACTGTTAATAATATCATTTCAGACTTTGACGGGATGGATGATGCAACCAAAGCTGCTTTGTCTGCTGCTACCAATATCGCAGGAGGTATAATTTCTATGATAACGGGTATTCAAGCGTTGGCGGTTACTGGTGCAGAAGCTATCAAAGGAGTAGAAAGAGCTTCGGTTATCCTTTCCATAGTCGGTACAGCCGTTTCCCTTATCACTTCATTGTTTGGGTTGTCCTCTAAGGCTGAAAAGGAACACCAAGAGGCACTTAAAGAAGTAGCCGAGAACAAACTGGAAATGCAACGCCAGTACAACTTATTGCTCATGGAGCAAAATTTACTTTTGGAGGAAGCAACATCTATTTTTGGTACAGATCAAATAGAAAAAGCTATCAATGCAATAGAGGTATATCGTGATGCGATAGCTGAATATAAAGAAGTCCTAAAGGGGGATAAACCAACTTATCAATTTCAGTTTAACCCTAAAGGGAACTGGGGGCTTGATGAATACAATGCAAAATTAAATGCGTACAATCAGGGTATAGGTGCGCTTAATGATATAACCATAAAAACGGGAAGTTACACTACTGGAGCTTGGTTTTGGAAAAAGCAGCATGATATTTATACTTCGGTACTCCAGGTTTACCCGGATTTAATAGATGGTGAAAAAAATCTGAACAAAGAAAGAGCGCAAGCCATTCTTGACACTCAAACAATGAGCGATGAGAATCGGAATTTGTTGCAAAGCCTTATAGACCTTCAAGAACAAGCGGAAGAAGCCCAACAAGCACTAAGAGATTACTTAGAGGGTACTTTTGGCTCTTTAGGTGATAGTATAATGGATAGTATCACTGAGGCTATTGAAAATGACGGTGTAGATGCGTGGGAAAAGTTTGGAGAAAAAGGATCTTCTGTATTGGAAGATTTGGGTAAACAGATTGCCTACTCTTTATTCTTCTCTGATAAGTTCAAAAGACTACAAGCGGATCTGGAGAAAATCTATGGATCCGGCAAAACAGAAGAAGAAATAGCTAAGGAAGCAAGGGATTTGGTTTCCTCTTTCTATCAAGGTATCGGTACGGATATGAATAATGCCCAACAATGGATGGAGCATTGGAAAGAAGAAGCAAACAAACAAGGCTTTCACCTTTGGGAAACAGAGAATCGTGAGGTTTCCAGCAATAACGGCATAGCAGCAAGCCAGGACAGCGTAAACGAGCTGAACGGAAGGACAACTGCAATTCAAGGGCATACCTATTCTATAAATGAAGGTATTAAATCATTGGTTAGCCATTGTGCCAAATTTCTTGAGGTATTAACTGGTATCAGAGAAAATACAAGCTATTGCAAGAATCTGGAATCTATCAATTCCAATATAAAGGAAATGAAAGAAAGCATAGGTAACATGAATGATAAAGGTGTAATAATGAGGAAATGAAAAATAACTTATACATAGACGGTACGGACGCTTTTACTCGGTTCGGGGTTTTTATTGCTGAGGGTGGGCATAACGAAGTTGTTGCTTTCCCGGCATTAAAAGCACCAGAAGTTTCTAATGATTGGGCTGAGTATGACGGTATCGAAGTGGATTTGTCGGATCCTAAACTTGATACTAAAGAACTTGAAATAAAGTTCAACGCAGTAGGTATGTATCAGACTGGAGATTTCATTTCTCTGTTGTCCGATGGAGCTTACCATACCTTTGAGTTTAAAAGAATCGGATATAATTGTAAACTCCGATTGGTTTCAGAGGTAAATGTAGCTCTGTATATCGGTGCTAAAAGTTTCTCGTTAAAATTCGCAGATGATTTCCCTTTGAGAGATTATAAATATACGGCTCCTTTATCGACAACCAATATACCTACGCAGGGGTATGAAATAGACGGGATAGATTTCTCCGTTTACGGTATTCGTGTATTGGAAGGAAGCGAAGCACAAATACTTAAAGCTCCAGCAGTGAAGAAAAATATGTTACGTAACCTTTCTACCCAAAATGGGGCTATTTATGATGGCAAACAAGTAGTGTACCAACATAAAGAAGTTGCCTTGAATTGTTGCTTAATCGCTAAGAATCTAACGGAGTTCTGGAGAAATTACAATGCTTTCCTTCACGATCTGATAAAGGTTGTGGAAATAGACGAAGGCGAAGGCGTGAAGGTACAAACGGCTGAAAGATCCTTGTTCGTTGAAAGCACTTACGAGGAATACCCATGTTACTACAAAAGCTCAAAAGTAAGTCTGTTTTCCCCTGACGATCAAATTTGGTGCGTTTTTACCTTAACGTTGGTATTTACTGCCTTTAGAGTTGGAGGGGATGAATATTTACTTGCTTCTGAGGCTGGAGAATTGATAGTTACAGAAGATGGTGAGTTTTATATAGATTTGAAAAGCTATGGCTATTAAAAAGAAGAAAATAAGCGAGCTGACACTTTCGGATAACCTGAAAGGATTGTACACTATTGGAGTTAAATTAATCAATGGGGTACAAACCAGCGTGAAAGTAAGTTTGGAATACATTCAAACGGCATACGAGAACGCTGTAAAAGCAACCAACAGTGCAAATGAAGCTGCCAAGTCTGCTAACAATGCTGCTTCAAGTGCCAACACTGCAACCTCAAACGCAAATAAAGCGACTGAGGCAGCGAAAACGGCTACCAATAATGCTAATGAGGCTACCCAACAGGCTAAAACTGCTACTTCCAACGCAAACTCGGCTACTCAAAAAGCGAATACAGCAGCTACCAATGCGGATAATGCACGAAAAGGATTGGAAGAGATAAAAAGTGCAACTGAAAGTGCTACAGCCAATGCCAACAAAGCAGCTACTAATGCGAATGAGAAAGCACAAAAGGCAGAAACAGCAGCTAACAATGCAAATACTCAGGCAAATAGGGCAAAAGAACAAGCGGATAATCCCCCGAAAATGGGTGAAAATGGCAACTGGTGGAAATGGGATGAAACGCAAAAGAAGTATGTAGATACCGGGATTTTGGCAAAAGGCGGTATTCTCTATCCTACTTTTACGATTGATCCCGATACAATGGAACTGATCATGTATTACCAGGATGATATAGCTGCTGATATGTTTGATATTGACAATGAAGGATTTTTAATTTTTAACCCCAAGTGATATGGCAGAAGGAAACATAAGATTAGGAAAGGTTGCTTTCGTGGATAAGGGAACTTATTCATCAGCTACCACATATAATACATTTGATTTCATTACTACGGATGATAGTTGCTATCTCTGTATCAAGGACGGGAACAAAGGACACGCTTTAACCGAAACTACTTGGTGGAAATGTATAGCTCGTGGAACAACCGCCACAGCAGCAGCTAAAAAGGCTGAGGACGCTGCTAAACTGGCTAATGAAAAAGCTACAGCAGCCGATAGCGCAGCAGGTAAGGCAGTAGAGGCTACCAACAATGCCAACGCAAAAGCTAATGAAGCTCACGAAAAGGCAGAAGAAGCCAATACTGCTAAAGATAATGCAAATGAAGCTACTGGCGATGCAAGGGTAGTTATCGCAAGGCTGGAGGAACTGGAAGAATCGCTAATCTCAAAATACAAGCTGATCCCTACTTCCATGAAGCTAAACTACCCGAAAAAAGTTACTTACAGGAATACCCAGCCTTTCAAAGTTGAGGTAGAATTACTTCCCGTAGATACTGGTAGGAATGTATTGTTTCTCGGTGATGATCGGGCGGTGTCTATCACTCCTGATGGCGTATTTATGATTAACGGTGTAGGGATGAGTAAAATTCACGTTATCCCAACGGAAAATACGGGTATTTATCAAACTATACAGATTGAAGTACAGGAGCCAGGAATAAGGCTTACTTCTGGTAAGGGTATGCGTTTATCCGGCTCTGGTGGTATCATATTAACTTAGTAAATTTTATTGTTTAACTTCTTAACACTATAAAATATGGCACTTACAGCAGAAGAGGAAGCTAAAGTAAAAAAGATTATTACAGCTTACGACAATGGCAAAAGATTAAATGAATTACCAGTAGCAGACAGCAGTAACCCTTTCGACCTCACAACTGAGGTATTGGATAAAAGCGGAGAAAGCAAACAAGCTGGTCTGGCTGCTATGCTACCTTATGCAGAGGATCAATGTAGTTATGGCGTAGAATTAGATGTAACAGTATCTTCTTCGGTTCTTACCCGTACTGGCAATATGACACTGCATAAAACATTGCCAATTCAAAGCAAGATGAAAGGGTGTTTGCTATCAGATGAAGGCAAGGTTATTGAATACCTAAACCCTACCAACTGGAAAGCGCATAAAAGGGATGGTTCCAATGGTATGGTTATGGTGGAAATCCCTGCTCACTGGAGAAGATTTTATACCAATGGAAACAAAAGAGGTGTACGAATCAGTGAATACCCAATACCTGGTTATCATTTCGTAAAGAAATGCTATATCTCGGCTTATGAGGCAACAATCCAACGTAGCACTGGTAAACTGGCTTCTGTAGTAAATACTTCGACTGATTACAGAGGTGGTAATAACCAAGCAGATTGGGATGCTTTGCCTAAATCCCAATTAGGCAAGCCAGCTACATCTACGAGTAGAACAAACTTTCGTGCTGCTGCTCGTAAAAGGGGAGCTGGTACGCAATGGAACTGCATGGACTATAACGCTTATATCACTTTGGCATGGCTCTATTACATAGAGTATGGAAACCTTAACTGCCAGTTGGCTTTCAATGCCCAGAAAGATAGCAACGGTTATGCTCAGGGTGGTTTGGGTAATGGTGTAACCACATGGGATGGTACAAAGTGGAACAATTTTAGTGGTTATTATCCTATTATTCCTTGCGGTACGAGTGATGAATTGGGAAATGCTTCTGGTGAAGTAGCTTACACTTTAGAGAAAGCAGAAGGAGAAAACAGCAAAGTATTTACCGTACCTCGCTATCGTGGTATTGAAAATCCCTTCGGGCACGTCTGGAAGTGGACGGATGGAGTAAATATAGAAGTGAAAACCAATTCAGACGGAGGAACTTCTAAAGTGTATGTTTGCGATGATCCTTCTAAATACAACGATAGTAACTACACAGGCTATACGCTTAGAGGATTGGCTGCACGTGCAGAAGGTTATGCAAAAGAAATGATTTTCGGTGAATTTGGCGATTTGATTGCTTCTGTAGTCGGAGGTGGATCTACTACCTATTGGTGTGATTACTTCTATACCAATATAGGATCTAACGCTCTTAGGGGTGTCCTTTTCGGCGGT